TTCGACGATTGCAGTGAATTCTGCATGTTTATTTGTGGCCATTTAAATCTCCTTTAAGGCAAGTACGAATACTTAGCACTAGTGTACAGCCAGAGGAAAATAATGTCTAGTTAATTGGCAAATACGTTGCCCGATCCGGCAGTGATTGCGCCGCCGTCGGTACTGTCCCCAACTCGAGCAACACCAATGCCACCAACAAACACGTTACTGGAGCCAACATTGATTACGGCACTGTGTGGCACACAAGATCTACCGCCGGGGATAGTGTGCGGTGCAGTTGGGTTGCCAATACACTCGACCGGAATTCCGTTGGCAAACACGTTAGCACCGGCTCCAGTAGGACCGGTCACTGTGGTTGTGCCATCACAACCGTGTCCGGTTGTAGTTGGATCTCCGTCTCGAGCTATTGCTGGCATTATACTAGTTTGATCCCAGTTGTATTTTGCAAATAAGCATCTGCTGAATGTTTTACACTAGGAGTAACAACCATGACCGTTTGTTTTGAAATACTAATTTCAGTTTCTGGATCTATAGTAAACATGAACGGAACTAGTCCAATTCCTTCTTTAGTTGCTGTCAAGCATAATGGTTTGCTAACTTTGACAAATTTATCATTATCTTCTACTAGTTTAGCAATTATCTCTTCTCCGGCAGTAGTTTTAATACTAATTATGTCGCCTGCCGTTAATCCTTTGTTAATTAACATGTTATACCTTTTCAAAATGTTTCTTGAGTTCTGTGAACCCGCCTATATAATTATCGTCTAAAAATATCTGTGGCAAAGTTCTGGCTGTAGGTACAGCTTCTAACAACTGTTCTTTAGTCCAATCTTCTTGAACGTTACGTTCTTCATATTCTATGCCTTTCATTTCTAGTAAGGACTTTGCCTGTACACAATACGGGCATTGGTTCTTACTCCATACTACTGCTTTCATATTTCTTTTCCTTTTTCCAAATATCAATTCAAAACTATTGGCAAACTCTTCTTGAGTAACGCTGAATGGTCTTGGACTACTTCCTTTTCCACCGTCTGACATTGTATACTCCTATTATAGCACAGGCAATTCGTCGTAATCAATGCCTTCGGACATGATGCCGATGACATAGTTAGTTGATTCGTTTTCTTGAAGTGCTGTTTGTTTCTTACTAGTGTCAACGTGTTTGTTGAACCAAGGTATCGGTGTGCTACGTGGTGCGGCTTGTTGATATTTGATACCAATATCTTTAAGTGCGGCAACTGCTGTGTAGTCAACAAAGTCTTTTAGAATGTTAGCGTTAAGGCCGATAACTGGACCTTTCTTAAACAAGTAGTCTGCCCATTGTTTTTCTTCACGGATAACATCCATGTACATAGCATAGACTTCTTCTTCACAATCAATCTTAGCCTGTGCAAAGCGACTGTCTTCCTTGACCACTTGGTTAATCAAGTAGGCAGTCCAGCCTTTGTGTAATAACTCGTCTTGCAGAATCAAACTAATAATGTTGCCATTGCCAATAAAGATCTTGTTCTCCACCATAGCAAGACTTGTAGCAAATGATACCATAAAGCGGAAAGCTTCTAATGCGTATGAAGCATTAAGGGCCAACCAGATTGCTTTAATGTGATGACTCTCGGCAACTTCAGTGCCTGTTTCTTTGTAGCAGTTTAGTACATGTAAGGCATCATAATACTTGCCTACACTTGACGCCATACTAACAATCTCTTCAGTGTCATGGATAGTATTGAACACATCCTTAGGCACATTGTAGATATTACGGATTATATGGCTGTAGCTTTTACTATGGATGTTGGTTTCGAAGAAGCCCCAATTGTACATGAGGGCTTCAACTTCGGGCAAACTACACACTGGAGTAAATACCTGCGTTGGTCCACGACCTTGAAGACTATCAAGTGCTGTTTGACGTAATAAATTCGAAGTAAAAATATGTTTAATTGCATCGCTCGCATCCTTAAAATCGTTAGCGTCTTTACTAAGACTAATCTCTTCGGGTTGCCAGAAGAAGCCTCGGGCTGTCGCTTCAAAATCTGCAATCTTCTTGTATTTAACCTCTTCAAATCGTTGAATGGTCACCGGTCCTGCTGGATCCAGAAACATCTTACGATTCAAGTAGTCTGTTTTTGTGTGTAAGTTATATTGTGCTTGGCTCATTATAATTTACAGCTTTCGCAGTCCTCTTCGTTGTCAAAATCTATCGGCTCCAACATGCCCGGAGCATCCTCAGCCACTTGCTTGCTACCTGCCTTGTTGATCAAGCTGTAGTAGAATGTTTTCAATCCCCATAACTGTGCTTGCATCAAGTTCTTGGCAATCAATGTGGTTGGCACTTTGCGATCTGGAAAATGTGCTGGATTATAGAAAGTGTTTGTACTGATACTTTGATCCACATAGGCCGCTAATACAGCCGCTGTTTTCAAATAACCAGCACAGTCTCGTTGATCCCACATCATTTGATAACGGTTCTTGAGTTTGTGATACTCTGGAACAACTTGGATAAATGATCCTGCTTTGCTTTCCTTCACACTGATTAAGCTCATGGGCATCTCAATCCCATTGGTGCTGTTAATAACAACACTTGAGCTCTCCACGGGTGCAATGGCCATAAGGGTTGCATTGCGTACACCGTACTGTTTCATATTAGTACGTAGAGTTTCCCAATCAAGTTCTGGAGTAAAGTCAGCAAGATCATTTGATCCAGCCGCTCTTAATTCCCAAGGGAATGTGCCTTGGCCATAGCGTGTCTTATCACTATGTGTACACGCTCCGCGTTCTCGAGCCAGTTCCACCGTGGCTTCTGTCAAATAGAACGCTTGATGTTCCATCCAACTTTTAACATCTTGTAAGGCGTCTCGATCGCCATACTTTAGACCACGCTTGGCATGCCAGTAGGCAAGATTTGTAACACCAATGCCCAGTGGCGATATTTCGTCATTGCTTAGTTTGCTTTGTATGCTTAGAAAATCTTGGTAGTCCAGTATGTTGCATAGACTACGCTGTAAAATGCGGCAAGCACGGCGCATGTCTTCTGGATTACGGAAGGCTCCCCAGTTGATCGAACCGAGTGTGCAAAGAGCAATGCGGCCGTCCACATCATCGAGACGTTTAAAAGATTTAGTAGGTAAAAGTATTTCACAGCAAAGGTTACTCTGGTAAATGGTATGATACTCGGGATCAAACGGTCCTTGGTTCTGTACATTGTCAATAAACACCAAATAGATACGACCAGTATCAGTGCGTTCTTTCAATATGCCCGATTTGAACACTTCCTCAGCACTCATGGTCTTGGTACGCAGATCCTTGCGCTTTTCGTACTTTAAATACAGTTCTTCAAATCGTTGTGTGTTTTTGTAAAACGCTTCGTACAAGTCGGGTACTTCGTTAGGATCAAAGAAAGTTATGTTTTCTTTGTTCTTAAAACGTCTCCAGAAAAAAGCGGATAACACAACTCCATAGTCCATGTGTCTAACCCGTGTTTCTTCTGTGCCTTGATTGTTTTTAAGCACAATAAGATCATCGAACTGATGATGCCAAATGGGATAAAATACTGTAGCACTTGCATTGCGAATACCTCCTTGACTACAACTGCGCAGGTCACCAAACCATTTTTTAAGGAATGGTATCATACCAGTATGCATGATTTCGCCACCGCGAATTGGGGAGCCCAATGGGCGCAGTCGACCGATTTCCAATCCAATCCCCGCACGTTTACTGGCATACTTGGCCATCATTTCTCCGGATGCAAATATGCTATCCAAATCATCGTCACTACGGATAAGAACACATGAACTAAATTGCTTAGTTGGAGTACCCAGGCCAGCAAGAACAGGAGTAGCAAGAGTAAATAACCCATCGCTAGCCGCTTGGTAGTACTCTTTGATGTAGCGCATTCTCGCTGAATTCGGTTCTTCTTTGTGAAATACAGTAGCGGCCGCGACCATGTATCGAATTTGTGGAGTTTCATAAGTTTGTTTGGTTGCACGATTTTTTACTAGGTATTTTTCAATCAACTGTTCAATACTGGCATAGCCATATTGCTCATCTTTTTCGTGATCCAGCATGGCATCCATTTTGTTCCAATCATCTTCTGAATACCATTCCAATAGTTCTGGAGTATACAATCCTGTGGCCACATTCTTTACCACAATGGAATATAGACTTGGTACTTGATATTGTCCGTAAACATCTTTACGCAGGATACTTAGACGTTGCTTGCCAGCCACATACTGATAGTTGGTATGACCCACATCCGGGTTTGATTCCACATCAATCAAATCAACAATAGCACGTAGGGTAATGTTGTCAATCTCGTTTGTGGTGATACCGTCGTAAAAGTGCGGTTGGCTTTTGATTTCAATCATACTTTGACTAACATCCGCAATACCCTTACAAACTTTTGCTACCTGGGCTTGCCATTTTTCTACTGCTAGGGGCTCTCTGCTCCCATCTCTCTTAATAACTGTAATCTTGGTCATTGCTCTTTCTTATGGTTGTTCGTTGTGTGTTGTGGTTTAGGTAGAGTATTTAGTGGTGGCTAAACCGATCGCTAACTCTTTCATAGTCGGCGATTTCAACCAGGTTTGAACAGGGTTTTGTATCTTTTGAAGATATATTTTATCATAGTAACAAAACAAATTATATACGCATTTATTTGTTTTGTCTACGAGTTTGATTACATATTAGATTGATATGAAAAATTGAAATAGCCAGCATCACTTGTGTATGTGTTAGTGTAGTAAACAGCTATTGAGTATGGTGTTTGACCCACTGCACCTGTGTAAACAGAACCTAATATATCTAAAAACTTAACTGAAAAGTCTAATAGTGTAGAATTAGTATTGGTAAGATCAGTTCCAGCAAAATCATATTCATCACTTAGTTGTATATTAGCCGAACCAATGTTAGCACTAATAGTCATTGTGCCTCGTCGACTAAAATTGTTAATAGAACTTTGATACAAGTAATCGATTACATAATTAACAGTACCTGCTGGGTTGCCCACTAAGTCTGTACTCACTGGTAATCTAAACAAGAATACCGAACTAGTAGCATATCCAATTGTAACTTGTTGGCTACCAAAGCTAGTATATACACCGTGTCCGCCTAATTCAGGAACGTATGGGCTAGCCAAGTTAGTATTTAGAAAACTACCAATTCTGTCAGACCAATCGTTTGTACTAGTATTACCAAATGTTGCAAAGTATACTTGAGGATATACTGCTTGCAAGTTGCCAGCACCGTTACATCCTACGTTGACATACTTGCAATTGACGGTAGTGTTGCCATATCCTCTGGCAACATATACAGCATATTGTTTGATGTTGTTAAATTTGCAATTTACAATTTGTGTCTGGCGTGGTCCATAAAACTGTTCGTTAGTAACACCGTTAGATCCATAGCCTAAACTGATAGCTTGATACGCATCATCAAACACACAGTTTTCAAATACGTTGTTCATGATGTCATACTTGGCAAATACACTGTAACTGAAAGACTTGAACTTGATGTTTCTAAAAACATTGTGTTCGCAAGTTACTAGACCACCTGTAGCGGCCATTAGTAAGCCTACACATCTTGAATTCAAGTTGTTGGCCCAGTCGCCTTGTAAAATCATATCAGTGAACAAACTATCTCTTACGCTATCCACTTGCATACAGGCAGTGACTCCGCTGACTGAATGTACTGTGATACCAGACATTGTAATGTTACGCGGTTGTGTAACTCCAAGAGTATTAACAATAGGACTTTGCACAGTAGGTGTACTTGAATCGTTAACAAACTGTATAGCAGGCCCGGTCTTGCCAATAGTAAATGTTATACCTGTTGCTGTTGCTGTTGCATTAACGCTTACAGTAATACTTTGTCCAGGTGTCACTGCTATAATAGTAGCACCACCTGCAATGTTAGTTCCTGATATAGTTGCACCAACCATGTCGGATGTAGCTGTGGACATTGTAATAACTGGACTACTGTTAGTAGTTGCACCAATTTGCGCAGACACACTATTGTAATAGATAATTGTTTTATCAGCGCCAGCACCTTCTAAAGTTGCATAACTTGGAATAAAGATAGTGCTCGATGTAGAATAAAGTCCCGGAGGTATAGTCAACACTACACGAGTTCGTACAGCATCGGGTGTACCTGTTGGATAGCTACCGCTATATGTACTACTAGGCTGGCTAGGATTTAAAAATAGTTCGTTAATTGCACGTTGTAGTGCCGCGGTATCATCATTAACTGCATTACCTAATGCTCCAAAGTTTGCCGCAGTAACTAAATCGTCTAAGCGTGTTTGGAAAGTACGTTGGATTGGAGTATTAGCACTTGGACCTGTAACAATAGTTGTATCGTTAACTTTGTAGGTATATTGTAATAATGCTAGCAAGTTACCATAACTGCTAAGATCGTTTTCTGTTAGTAAACGTGTGTTACCAACCGCAGGCGAGCCCTCGCTTACTGCACCGTTACCAATGTATAACTGCTGGGTATCTACGGCCCATGCCATTTCGCCGCTGGCTAACTGTGGTAAACCTGTACCATCGTTTGCTTTACCGCGTCTTACTTGTATTCTCGAGATTTGGACTACAGCCATGTGAATATCCTCTATATAGGATATTTATCAGTTTTCTCTGTAGTATTGTTCCACCCTATTCCACCACTGTTTTTCCCAATGATCAAACATATCCGGAGTTAAGATAAACTCTTGATAAGCTGGTTCTCCCCACACCATGGGTGTAATTTCGGGAGGTTTTACACACATAAACACTACACCCTTGCGAATATTAGTATTATGTACTTTATTGTGTGCTAGGGCATAAGCAACCATTTGCAAGTAGTAGTCTTCAATCCACTCTTGTTTCTTAGGCTTATTAGTCTGCTTATGATCCATGATTGCTGGATCATTTAAGTGCAAGCCCACACAGTCTGTTGTGCCAGCGTACAAGCCAGGGTAGTACAAGCCAACTTCTACACCCCATACTTCGTTAACATTCTTAAGTCCATGTTCGATAATATGTTTGGCCATTTTGTGGCTTTGTACACTATATGGATTAGTGCCTGGAGGATTAATAACGCCTTGCGTAATATAATCTTCTAGAAACTTGTGCATACGTGTTCCACGCCCTGCGGCTTCAGTTACAATTTCTTGTGCTTTCTTTTCGCCAACAGCTTTTTTCCAATTGAGTAAGGCTTGTACCTTTTCCCAAGGTTTAGTCTTGTCTAGGATTGTTGTAACGGATGGTAGTTTACCCCCGTCTGGTGTTGCGTATAACCGCTTACCCTCTACTGACTCTCTGTTTAAAGGAGCGTAGTCATATCTTTCAATTAATAAGGTCATACAGTATATTAAACTATATGACCTTACTATGTCAAGCCTTATCTGTTCGTTTTACCGCACTCATTGCGGCACTGGCTTTCATGCTTTTCTTTGGTTCGCCTTGCTCTGGCTTTGGTTCGTGCTTGTCTGTTTTGATAACAAGTCCGTGGCCGTCGAAACGTGATACTAACTGTTTCATCATTGGATCTTGTTCCCAGCGTTTGGCAAAACGGTCATAGTCAATATCTGGACTACCGTATTTCTCGCCAATGTGGTTAAGTGCGTCCCATGTCATAGGAGCTTCAACGTGCTTGTTGTTAGCACTTGCTTGTAGAGCCCTTAGTGTCAAAACTAAGGGGTCTACGCTTTCATTTACTTTTTTTTTGATTGAGCTAGCATCATGCCTAATCTACGGCTATAATCAATGCTTTCACGTTTTTCGCGGCCTACTGTGCCTTCTGGTGCACCGCCCATCTCTGCGCCTGCTTCATCGCCTGCACCCATCTCTGGAGCTGCCATACCGCCAGCATCTGGCACTTCACTGCCCATACCGCCAGCTGGTGCTGATCCCATTGTGTCTACTTCACCGCCTGAAATAATTGCTAGGCCTTTACTTAAACCCTGACGACTTGTTTCTAATGCTGTGTATAATGATTCTAACGCGGCTTTAACTGAATCTTGATATTGCATGGCAACATCACTGCCTTGTGTTTCTCTTATAGAGTCTACTAATTCTAAAAGCTGTTCTGCTTTCAAGGCCGCAGTATCTTCTAGCCAACCAGTAATCTGCTCGACCATATCTTTGCTAGCCATGATGTTCTCAGCTTTTTCTTCTTCGCCTTCTAGCAATACATAGCTAGCTTGAGACTCGCTTAGGTCATAACGTGTTGTTAATTCTGCCTTTAATTCATCGCGATCGCTTTCGCCTAATTCAACTCTTTCTAAAGCGGCATTGATCCAGCTTGTAGGAATTGATAACTGTGAAGCTCTTGTACGGAAAGTTTTGTTAACGTAATTTTCTTCCACTGCCTTTTCCTTTTTCTTATCTTTAGCGGCCTTCTTCATTGATTCTTTCTTGTCGCCGTCTTTGTCTAAATCGATATAGTCAGGCTTGTCCGCACGCTCTAAAAGTTCCTGGTTGATGCAGTCTAGCATAGCACGAGTCTTTTGATATGTAGTACTAGTCTGCATACTTTCAAAACTTTCGCTAACTTCAAACTGGCTCAACTTTGTACGTAGTTTATTACGGGCATCTTCTAGTTGAACATCACTGAATTGTTCTAAGTTTAATTTATAGCCAAATGTCTTTGCTAGATTCTCATTAAGTCTCTTAGCAGTTACTGGCTTTGATAATTCTCTAATTTGCATGGTGGTATCCTAAGCTTCTATTGTAGTATTTATACAAACGACCACTTAAACATCTTGGAAATCTTATCCTGAAAATGCGCGGCTCGTTCTTGACTATATTCTAGTTTGTTTAGCAACACCATAAATCGGCCAAAATCCTTGGCTTTTTTAATGTTGCTAGCATAGACTAGGGTATCTGTATGGTTGTTTTTATAATCTGTGTCTAAGCGTTCAATCTCAAACATCTTATTCAAGTCATTTCTATCATATGCTCTAGCGGCCATAAGCGCACTGGTTTTAAGATAAAATGTACCCAGTGGATCTAGAACACCGTGCTTGTGTATGCACCAGTCACTTTGTTTGTTAATTTTAATCAGGTATTGTTTATAGACTATACTGCCGTCGGGCTTTATACTTATAGGTAAAGTCTTTTTAAAGTCTTCTTCAAATTGCGTGGCTAGCTCTTTGATTACTTTAGATTTGTTTTGTTTAGGTTTTTGGTTTTTCATTGGCAACTATTGTAGGATCTTGCAATCCTATGTTACTTACCAGACTTTTACGAATTAGGCCCTGAACTCTGACTTGATCATGCTCGCTAAGATTACTTAACTTTGTGGGATTTTTTAAACGTTCTAGCAACTCTGCTTCTTCGTTACTCATCCAGATACTAAAACCGTCCAGTATACTGTACTTGGTGCCTTTAGTGCTAGGCTGTTCAAGGCCAGCCATTAATTCGCTTATTTTCATGCAAGCCCTGCAATCTTGCGCCAGCGTTCTAGTTCAGCATCTTCTTGCACTGTGGCCGGCGCGGGCTTTTGAGGAGCGGCTTGTGCTAGGGTATTTTGCAAATCGCCCATGGCCTTATCCATCTCTGGTTTTTGTTGTTGCACTTGTTGAGAAAGTTTGGCCAACTGTGCTTTTAAATCTGCAATGTCTTGTTTATACTTTGCTTGATCTTCTGGTGGTAATGTGGCAAACTTTGGTTCAAACGGATGTGCTCCGCTCATATAAGTTTCGCCAATTTCTACAACTTTTCCGAACATTTTTACCATTTCTTCTATTGCATTAGGTAATGCTTTGAGGCAATTAATAAGTGTTTTATCAGCATCCACATCACCGTCAGCATCTTTAACAATTAAACTTTGCGCGGCTTGTTTTTGTTCTGGTGTTAATTCACTATTGGTAAATGCGCTAGTAACTGCACTACGCATTACATCTACAGTACTTTGATCTACTGCTGGTTGTTCTGCTTCTGCAAGATATTGTCTAAATGATTTCATTACTTAATTCCTGCAATAGTAAGCCATTTCATTAGCTCGTCTTTTTCACTTAGTGGACTACGGCTTCCAGACCCGCCTTGCTTATTACCTTTTTCAAATTCTGTATCACGTATTTGTTTGATAAAACGATCAGTTGCATCGCCGCCAACATCTTTATTACCTTGTCTAACTAGATCCTTGTGGCCTTCTTTTGTAGCGGCGGCTTTTTCTGCATCTACTTGTTGTTGTGTCTTTTGTCCACTTAATATTGCTGTCATTTCATCAGCAGTATATTGTGGCTTGTTACGACTTGGCATTACACTTTGATGTCCTGGTTGTGTCTGCGCGGCTTGCTGTGCCAATGCTGGATCGTTGCGGCTTGGGAAAGGACTCTGAACTTCTTTGGTCATGCTCATGGCTTGGAAATCTCGTGGAGCAACGATTACTTTACCGCCACCCTCTAATCCAGGTAGTTGTTTACCATTTACTGAAATCATAATCTTTCTAAAGCCCTGGCTGTGTGCCTTAGCTTCCACTTCTGGAGTCAATTCAACCCACAGCTTGCTTGGCTGGACTGGTGTTAGGCTATTGCCGCTTTTAATCATAGGCTTGCCTGAACTGTTATCCACATAGTACGGAGTTTCAGTATCTTCACTAGTTGTTTGCTCATCGCCTGCTGGAGTAAATTCGCCCTTCTTGGCTAGATCTGAAATGGCAGTTGCGGCCGCTGGTGTTGTAGCAGTGCCTACAGCCTTGCCGTCAATGTCTACTTCTTGAGCGCCGGGCATTGGCTTTAATGTAACTTCTGCTTCACCTAATATGTCTTTAATCTTCATTGTGTTCTCCAAGGCTTAATTCAGCACTTTCTAATTTGTGTATGTATTTACGCAATTTGTCAATTTGTCCCCTAGCTCTGAGTAACTTGAAAGCTAAGTTTTCTACGCTTTGTTCGCCATTTGCTTCTAGGCCAGCTCGGCGCAATCGCTTTAAATCTTCCATAGCTTCTTTACACTTGGCTAGATCTCCGCTACGCATAGCACCGTTAATCTTACCAGCATAATTACGTGCTTTGCTTTTGATATCTTTGGCTGGAACTGTAGGCTCTTCATGCGGCGGTTCAGTAATCCATTTGTTGTCTAACACACTATAAATGCCTGCACTATGATGTGGTTGATCCGCTGGCTGTACATACAGTTCAACTGGGATACCTTTTATCTTTAAATCGTAGGTATTGTTATACTGAGTTTTTTCAGCTGTGAATGTTTCTGGGCTGTTCACTACAAGATGTAAATCCATGTCACTATACTCGCTATAATTATAGCCGGCACTTGATCCGCTAAGAGTTACATCCTTTAATCGTAAATTTGGTTGTTCAAGAAAATCAACAAAGTTCTTGGCTATCTTCAACAGCTGGTGGCGCACTTCTGTACGCAGACTGTTTTTGTCCCAAAGAGCTGGGTTCAACTCATGGTGATGGGGATTTGGATCAATGTATAGTTCTTGAAAGTACATTCTGTATTTAACAGAATTACAAGCCTAAGAACTTTAATATATGGGGAAAGTTAACAGCGTTGATCCAGCCAGTGCCTGCGGCAAATGCCAGGCCCACCATGGCATACATTGTATACTTGTTTTTGACTTTTTCTAGCTCGCCAATCTTGCCAGCTAGTTCATTGTGCTGTGCTGTTTGCAGTTCATTCAAGTGATTGGCATGCTCATAATACTTTTCAGCATTGGTGCGATACTCGCCTGTCATTTTATCTAGCTGTGCCAATACTGTGTCACGAGTGTTGTCCAAACAGTCGTGCATGTCCTTGACATCTGTTTTGAGATCAATCAGTTTCTCGTTGATATTTTCTACTTTGGTTTCTAACACGCTCACACGCTCTGGTAATGCGGCTAGTTGTGCAACTGCTTCTTTCGTGGCCATCTCTGGGCTCTCCAATGTTATAAGTCTTGCGCTCGATCCGAGCCGTGCCTATTGTATGATTGGTTGTGATTTAAAGTGCCTAGATAATGATATTTTGCCTACAACTTTATTTATTGCAAGTGCTTGATTATTAAACTATCACTTTTTAAAAAATGTTATGTTTTTACCCGGATCAG